TTTTTAACAGTTGTCAGTGCATGCATCACCGTTATTTTTAAAACAAAGATTATGAATAAAATAAATATTGACATTTAGCTAGATTATAGTATACTTGCGATACTTTATTTTTTAACAGCAAGAGGTAAAATGATGATAGAATTATATCACAGTACAAATACAGCGTTTAATGAGTTTGATATTGAATCAACAGTGTGTGTAGTTTTTACTGATAGTTTAGCACGGGCTAAACAACTGTCTATGCAAATCTCGATCTATGAGGGTCAGCCTACAGTATTATTAGCTGACATTGATGTGTCAACACTAGACCTAGAGCCGCTTAATGAGGATGACATTTTAAAAACTGGTAGTGAGGATCTGAAGGAACACGTTATAAGCAAGGGTTTAGACGGCGTTATAGTACACATACCCGGCGATAACTGTAATGACTACCATCTCGTTAACGTTTCTAAGGTCGGATTAGCAGAGGTTAGTGATGTTTATTATTAAGGCACTTGACCGAGAAATTTATTTGAGTTGTCCGAAGAACCTGACAATTACTGCTACACTAAGATACGCCTATAAAACTAATGTATATCCTACCAACCTGTTAGCAGCGGTTAGATATAGGCATAAGAATTTTTCATTTACAATAATACAACAAGGGCAGTGATATGAGAGACGTTTATAAAACAACACACATGATTGACGGTGTAACATACAAAGTGCAGTGCGAGAAATTGAACGGATATATTGATTTTGACGACTGTAATCACGATAGCGGTGTTAGTGGGTCGGTTAACCAAGAATTAGCTGATATGATAGGCTGGGATGCGGTTTTAAGTATCCTAGAAGAAGGGTTTTTCGATAATCTAATGACGCAGGGTGAGGATGTGGATTATTACGACGAAAAAGACGCTAATGATTTTAATAAGTTCTTGAACGGGGTCGATCATGAAGATTAGTAGGTGTGAAGAGGGGTTATTAAGATAATCAACGCAAAGGGGTTTAATAGCCCCTTTTTTATGCAAGGCTAGTATAGGGTGGGGAGATGAATAATATTATTGAAAATGGGATGGTTATGGGGTATATATTAACGCCGTCAATGGATAGTATACTTACTTTTGAAGTGTGTAGTGTTAGGCGGTTTAATAAAGCTACTGAGTCTATGAGAGAGGTAATGTTGCTTGAAGCTAAAAATGAAAGTGGTCTGATAGAAGTGGGGTTTGCCACAACAGGGATGAGACTGTAAGCGCAAAGCGCACTAACTTGACATACTTAGTCGTATGGTTATAATACAGTAAACTAAAATAGGAGGGAGGCGTGAATAATAATCTGGATATTTTTGAAGAAACAATGTCGGAAGAAGAAATAGAATTTTATAAACGCCGCCCTATCGTTCTAATTAGGAATCTTGAGGTGATCGAAGCCGCAACCAAAAGGAACTTAAAAATACTAATGTCCAAGATTGACTGTGATACAACCCCTCAAGAACATAAATTCGTACAAGAAGCAGTCAATAAGGCGGGTGAAGCTCTAGGTGTTCTGGGCAAAGCCGCTTTAATATCTACCCCCTTACCAGCGGATAATGTCCGTACGATTAGGGATATTAAAACTATTAGCGATTTTTACGAGAATTAAATGCCCTCATTAAATCCGAACTTAAGAAATTTTTGGTTAGAACCTAATAAGAGCATTCGAGTTTTGTATGGCGGCAGGTCTAGCAGTAAAAGCTGGGACGCGGCGGGCATGGCTATATTAATGTCTCAATCGGTTAAGATTAAATTTTTATGTGTTAGGCAGTTACAGAATCGTATCACTGACAGCGTTTACACCCTGCTTAAAGACACTATTTACAGGTTCGGGCTAACCGATAACTTTACGATAACTAATAATAAAATAATATGTAAGACAACAGGTAGCACGTTTGTTTTTTACGGCTTATGGAGGCATATTGAAGAGATAAAAAGCATGGAGGGGATCGGGGTTTGTTGGATTGAAGAAGCGCATTTATTCACACAAGAGCAGTGGGAAATTTTAGAACCGACGCTAATGAGGAACGAAGGTTATCAGTTTTGGATCATATTTAACCCTCGGTTTGCTAGTGACTTTGTTTACAAGAGATTCGTTACTAAACCACCACCTGACACCATTGTAAGAAAAATAAACTATAATGACAACCCGTTTTTAAACGAGGGGGCGTTAAAAGTAATCAATCACCTCAAAAGTGAGGATATGGATGCGTATGAATACATATACGGCGGCAATCCTAAAGACGACGATAACGAGTCCATTATTAAACGCACTCATGTTATGGCTGCAATCGGAGCGATAGAGAAATTAGGCATTAAAGAGTATGGCACTGATAAAAGAATCGGCTTTGATCTAGCTGATGGAGGTAAAGATTCTTGTGCAACAGTCAGGGTTAGAGGTCAATTAGTCACAGGCATTAAAAAATGGAACGCTAAAGAGGATGAGATTTTACAGTCAGTAACAAGGGTTTATCGTGATGCTGTTGCTGATGGTGCTATGATTATCTATGATGCTATAGGGGTAGGTAGCTCATGCGGCGCAAAGTTAATTGAGCTGGGATATAAAAAGCACGTGAAATTTTTTGCGGGTGGAGCTGTTGCTAATGGAGAAACGTATACAGATAAATATTCAAAGCTAAAGAACAAAGATTTTTACGAAAACATTAAGGTGCAGGCGTGGTATTCAATAGCGGAAAAACTAAAGAACACTTATAACGCAGTGCATAAAGGTTATGAGTTTGATGTTAATGATATGATATTTATTCATCCTAATTGTGATCATCTAGAAACCCTGGTTGATGAGTTAGCTACACCTAAAAAATCATTTTCAACTGCGGGTAAGGTTATGGTAGAAAGAAAAGAGTCTATTAGAAAAAGGGGTTTAGGGTCTCCGGATATTGCAGACGCATTTATTATGGGGTGCATAGATAAGAGTTTATTTAATAGAAAAAGGGGGATAATGTGAGTTTTTTCAGGAAAAAAGAAAGTGTAGCAACAATGGATACTAATGCTTTACCTGTGTTTCAGGTCAAAACTAGCGACACCATTAGCGAGTGGTATCAGTCTCAAACATTTATAGGCTGGCAACAATGTGCAACAATGGCACAACACTGGTTAGTATCAGCCGCGTGTGAGATTCCTGTAACCGATGCAGTTAGGCGTGGTTGGAGGGTTGACACTAACACAGGCGACACATTGGATGTTGAGGTGGTAAGAAAGCTAAATAAAGAAAATAAGCGTATTAACATAAAGGAAAAGATTAGGGATTTTGGGGTTTTTGGACGTGTTTACGGCTATCGTGTCGCTATATTTTTAATTGACGGTTATGGGGCTAAAGACTATTTAGCACCGTTTAATGAGGATGGAGTTAAACAGGGTAGTTATAGGGGTATTTTAACACCCGACCCGTATTTTATAACCCCCATCAACCTATCTAATGACCCTTCGTCATTGGATTTTTATGAACCAGAATACTGGATGGTATCGGGTGTTAAGTACCATAAAAGCCATTGCATCATGTTTAGGCATTGCGACACACTAGGGCAACAGCTTAAACCAATGTACATGTACGGTTCTGTGCCATTACCGCAACAAATATACGAGCAAGTATACCAGGCTATGAACGCAGTTAGCGAGGGTAACAAGTTGCTGATGACCAAACGGCTATGGGTTCAAAACGGAGATATTGCCGCAATGGTGGCAGACCAATATGAGGCTGAACAGAGGTTGTTATTTATCACGCAACAACGGGATAATCATGGCGTGCAGTTGATAGATACTGATGATAGTGTGTCGCAGATGGAGACAGCTTTGAACGGTGTAATGGAGGTCATAGATCAACAGTTGCAGATAGTTGCTGCTATCGCGCGTATTCCCGTTAACAAATTAATGCAAAATCAGTTACAGGGGTTTGCGGCTACAGGTGAGGGTGAGGAGTCAGTATATAATGAAACATTGGAGACCTTGCAGGAAAAGCTAGTACCTTTGATTGAAAGACATACATTATACTCAATGCTAAATACAGGGGTCACCCCGTTTGATTTTGACATTAAATTTAACAACTTAAAAGCGTTAACAGATAAAGAGATTGCAGAGGCTAACAAGCTTAAGGCAGATACAGATATGTTATACATGACAATGGGGGTTATAGATAGTCAGGAAGCGCGTAACAGGTTGATTATAGATGAGGATAGTGGTTACTCAGGTTTGTCGTCTATTATAGAGGATGACAATGAATATGAGAAAGAATAAAGAGTTAGCAGGGAGTCCTTTGCTTCTCCCCACCGTTATTAGCGTAAAGTATAGTAATAGGGTGGGCAAGTTCTTTCACGCTATGGCTAAAGAGACACGGGAAGACGTAATGAGCGTTAACGGGGCTAATATGCCCGCTCAAGTTAAAGGAGTATTAAAGCGAGTTCACTCAAAATACAATAGATTGTTTAATGAGAAATTCCCCCTTTTAATTAAGAAGATGCTTATTGATATTGATAAAGCAAGCTCGCTAAGTGTTTCAACAAGCATGAAAGAATTAAGTCAAGGTTTAATTGTTAAGCCCTTACCGATAGGTAGCGAGATGTTTAAGGCTCTCACGCAGCAAAATGTGGGGCTGTTTAAAACTATAGCCCCTGAATTCTTTGCTATCGTTGAAAATAAAGTGATGGATTCTATAGCAATGGGGAACGGTATGAAGGATTTAATCCCTTTCTTTAATAGCTATAGTAATGGACATAAGAATTACGCTAAAAACAGGGCTTTAGATCAAACCAGAAAGGCGTTTACATCTATTAATATGACAAGGTTAAAGAAGGTGGGTATTCAAAAAGTGGAGTGGATGCACTCTCACGGGTCTAATGATCCGCGTAAATTACATCAAGAGCTAGATGGAAAGGTTTTTGATGTTAACAACCCGCCATTCATAGGGGTAATGTACGGGCAAAGGATTCACGGTTTTGGCGGTGTTTTGCCCTATTGTAGATGTACAGTTAGACCGATTATAGATTTTAATGAGAGAGAGAGACAATGATTATTGAAGGTGGTAAAAAGAAAACAGAATGGTGGAGAAAAGAGTCATGGACTACTAGACTGTTCTACAACGCAGGTATTATGCTAGGTATTAACGGCAAGCTTAAAGAGAGAGCAGTGAAATTATTTAGGATTAAGATGAAACGCTAAATTGAGGATATCTATTAGACTTATCCGTATAACCTGTTAAGTGCTTGATTTACATAGAAAGCCCAAATTTGGGCTCTCTGAATTATTAATATTATTAGTAATTACCTCGTTTAACCCATACATTTTAGACTTATCCGTATAACCTTGTAAGTGCTTGATTTACATAGAGACCCCAAATTTGGGGTTTCTGAATTATTAATATCACGCATAACATGGATATGTTTCTTGCCAGTAAGCCCTGCTTTATAACTTGATAATAAACAACCACTTAGAGCCGAGTCCAAGTTTGGGGTCACCTCATTAGGACTTAATCATAACTCTAATATCACATAGCTCTTACCAGTCCCCGCTTTATAACCTGTCAAGAAACAACCACTTAGAGGTGAGACCAAGTTTGGGCTCACCTCATTAGGACTTAATTCCTTAATCATAAACTCATACATCACATAGCTCTTACCAGTCCCCGCTTTATAACTTGACTTGAGGACACCTGAAATTTCAGGTGTGATCATCTTCTTATATGTTTCAATGAGTTGGCGTATATCTGTTATAACATGGTCATGTCTCTTACCAGTAAGCCCCGCAATCTCTAAACTGTTAAGAAACAGCCACTTAGAGCTGCCCCCAAGTTTGGGGTCACCTCATTAGGACTTAATCATAACTCTAATATCACATAGCT